TAGATCTTTTTGCTATTCTCTTTTTTTCACGAACAATTTCAGACTTCACATCTAGTGCTTTATCAATAGCATCATAAGAATTTGACATACTTTTCCAAATAATTACAGAGCAAATATTCGGAGGATTCGGGATATTTTTTAATTATTTAGATATCAGTGCCTTGTACTGTGCTGTACTCAAGTCCATCAGCATCAAAGAATGACCTTGATTCCGTAAAACCAAATTCATCACCCACTTCAATAAGGTCTCTATCCACCGCATCAATTTTGCTTATGACAGCACCTGCATAATGTTCTGCTATCTTAGAACTAAACTGTCCTCTTGAAACCAGAAGATTAGTTCCATTGATTTCTCTTATTCTCATCACCTCAGAATTTATTTGAATGTATGTATTGGTAGACAATGATGCAGCAGATGAAACTGATACTAAGGTTTGTTTTTCATTTACCTCTGCTGTGATAGTAGTTGCTGTATCATTATTGTAATCTTTTACTGCCTGTGGCACAACAGTATATCTTTGTGCTCTAGGTGCTCTAATAGCAGTAGAGTAATCGACTTGAACTTTTTTGATAATACCTGACTCGTCTGTTGGAACTTCTGAGTAGAAATATGTTTTGGCGATAAAATCAAGATCGTATTGTATAAATCTTCTTGTTGAAAAATCACCTTCATACTCATCTGAGAATGCAACGTTTGCTAAAGTAAAAGGAATATCTCTTTTTTCCTCAACGCCTTCTAACATATTAACTGTAACACTAAAAGATGGTTGAAAATGTGGTAATATTTGTTCAAGTATTTGTAGTGAGTCATCTTGCAATTTTGCAGCAAAACTCAATCTAAAACCTATTTCATACGGGACTGGTAAAAATATTTTCTTATGTTTTAATTTTGTCGAACCCTTACTTGTAAACTTGGTGATAGGTGATGCCTTTCTAGTTGGATCGTATGAATATGATGTCAATTCAAATGATATTCTGGGTAGGGTTATAGCGACATTATCATCAAAATTTGTCTGTTGCTCGATTCTAGCAAGAAACCTTTGCATAGGTCCGTATGCAATAGGCACTTTTATTTGACTTATGGTTTTCCCATCACTACCAAATTTTTTAATTTTTATATCGTTGAACAATGTACCGAAAGCAATTACAGTCTTTCTAATTGTTTCATTGTAAAAATAATTTCCTAACATTATACAGTGCTCCCATTAGTCGTTGCTTTTTTTGCAAGAGGTAATTTGAAACCCGTCATTTTTTTGAAGAGCATGTTCTCTTTATTTTTTTGTCCCTGATCTCTAATAAATTGATCATACCCACCAGTTTGTTTGCCATACATCTTTGGTGTTTTGCTTGCATTCTCTAAGAATTGTTTGAATGTAATCATACCTCTCCAAATGGATTTCTTTCTGTAAAGTCTAGGATGCTCGTGTCAGATATAGTTTCTATATCCTCTGCACTGTTAAAAGCATCGTCATCATCATAATTTATACTATCTAGGACGTACGCAGCAGTTCCAAATCCTACATTGTTTATAGTCTCACCAACAGCAAAGTCACCTGATAGATTTCTAGCAAGCAATGTATTTGTGGAACCATCCCATTTTGTCACGAACGCTGTAGTTAATGACGACTCACCTGTAACTATATCACCATACTCAAATATGCCACTTCCCACGGTGGATGCAGCACCCACTGATATAACAGGATTAGAAGTATAACCAAAACCTGCATTGGTTACTATTATCTCTTCAACCTGATTTGTTGTAGAGTTTATCCTTGCGTTTGCAGTTGCACGTGTGCCACCTGCAGGTGGTAAATCAAATTCTACAGTAGGTGCTACGGTGTATCCCTTTCCTTTGAATTGTATAGAAATAGGACCTATGACACCTGCTGTACCAACACCTGCTAATGCCTTGGCACCAGTCCCTTTACCGTCCTCAGGTAAGAATTGAACGTCAGGAATTTGTGTATATCCAGCACCAGGATTTGTTATTTGTATGCTTGACACACGAAGTGACTTGAAGTTTCTCGTACCAGTCGTGGTTGTTATGGCAACTGCAGTTGCTTGCACTCCACCTGTAGGTGGATCTATCTTCACCCTTGGAGCGTTGGTATATCCTGTACCACCATTCAATATTTGTATCTTATGAATACCACCGTTTACTAATGATGCTGAGGCAGTCGCTTTTGCACCTGCACTTCCAAGTATCATAGTAACATTGTACCCTGCATCAGCAAAGTCATCATCGATCTCTTTGATGCCAGAGTCAATAACCTCATCCTCATACTCGAACGGTTCACATGTCAATTCGTATGTGTAAGTGTCTTGTAGTTGATAAAAATTTTCTATATCATTTACATACTTGATTTCAAATATTATATCTCTAAGTGGGAAATACATAAGATCTCCCTCGAATGGTCTTTTCTGATCCTCTTTTCTACCTGTAGGTCCTGTTGCTGCACTTGGAAACTTCCAGAGCAATGGGGCAATACCATTCTCATATCTATCAGAAGATATAATTATCTTCATCTCTGCTGTTGATCTTACACCAAATTTTGTAAGTAAATTATATCCCTGATCGAATCCCTCAAACGATGATATATATCCCTCTATGGGAAATGATCTATCAAATTTTGAACTTGTTATCTCCCTCAATACACTTGCATTTTTTACAAGCACACGTGGCATGTAGATGAACTCTATACCATGCATCCTGATCTGTTCGTTGACCAGTTCTTGCACGAGTGTTTGTTCACCTTTGCTACCTTGTAGAAAGAATGGATTGAGTGCCACTATACTCCACCTTTAGGAGGTAATTGTTTATCAATACCAGAACCAGGCATCAATTGATTGTTTTTTATGTAAGTTGCAGGGTCAAAATCCTTTAAGTTTCTGACTGTTGTCATAAACTTTTTGTTAATTTTTTTCTTTTCTGAAAAGAATTCTTTGAATGTTTTCATTATCCTATGAAGTCCATTGCAGGTAATTCGTACGTGGATAGCATTGCTTCCTCTAATCTATCTATCTCTGCCACACCGTCATCATATATCTGTCTTCCATTAAGTTCAACCCCACCTGGCAATTTTACACCTTGAAACTTAATCAAATTCATACCCCATTGTTTTTTCAACAGTGCTGTAAAATACCTTTTTAAGAAGGGGTCGTTGTACACCTTCGTATACTCATTAGGATCCAATGTTCTATAACACTCTATGATAAGATAATCATCAGTCTTCATACTACTATAGTCAGTATCAATATAAAGTCTGTTTTGTCTCCTGTTGAATCTTATCTGTTTATCTGGATGTAATATAAAATCAATGTCCTCTAGATATCTCTTTGTTTGTGTGTAACTTAACAGTTCCATTGAACTGAAATAGTATATCTCGTTTAAAAATAACTGGTAGGTTATGTTGAACATGTTCGATGCAATCGCACGACTATCAACTTTCCATACCTTTTCTACACCTATGACAGCGTCAGGTATTTGTATGAAATTTTGCGTCTCATCAAATGAGAAAGTGGTTGTGCCTAGTCCTGTAATGGTAGCACTAGCAGTCGTAGTAGTAATTCCAAGAGATGTCTCACGACCAGGTGCACTGGTTGCTTGTATGGTGTCTGTAAACTCTTTTGTTATCTTATGTTTGAGATACATTTTCTCCACACCATCCATGTGACGATTGTGGAACATTTGTATAGCGTCATCTATAAGATCATCTACCTGCTCATCAGCAATGTTGATCTCAAGAACGGGAGCACCTAATTGTCTCTTACCGTATGCTATGAGTCCTTCTCTAGTGTTTGGTTGTGCCATGTTGTTATTTATCGAGTGATAACGATGTCGAGGTTATCTCCTAAATCCAATCCAGTGGCAGGGTTGATGATTGTAATGGATGGATTACCAAATGTATAATCTGTTCCTATTTCTTGAAACACACCATTCAAATAAACCTGTATATTGTCAGAGGTGCTGCTTGTGTCTGTTGCAGTAAATTTAGTTTGTCCCTCATTTGCAGTAAACAATTCCTCTGCATTGGCGTTCATAATTATTACCTCGTCACCTGCTTTAGTTGAGACAGATAGAACAATCGGAGAACCTGCTGTGTAGTCAGTTCCCCTTCTTAGTAAGATACCATTCAGGTAAACATGAAACTTATTCTGTGTTGCTTGCTCACCAGTGATAGTAAATGTGGTGTCACCCTGTGCTGCTGTAAATTGTCTTTCATCTATTGTATGTCCAAAACCAACCTTAGTTACGACCCTTGTGCCAACGTCTAAACCATAATTCATTGTTATGGCATTGTTACTTGTGAGAGTATAGTCTTGTGATGACCCTGCACCCACTCTCATTCTCACACCGTTTGTAAATACCTCAACTGGATAGGTTTTTAGACCATCGTTGTGTAGGTTTGGTAGTGTAAATGCTGTCTGACCCTGTGTGGCAGTATAGGCATTTTGAGATATAGTTGTTGCCGTACCACTACCACTATCTGCTGTAACAAATGAGAGCGTACCGTTTCCATCTGTGGCAAGCACCTGTCCATTAGACCCGTCGTCTGCTATCGCAGGGAATGTGTAACCCCCAACAGTAGCAAGACCTACAGAGTGAAAGTTGTTTATCTTTGTTACTTGTAGGGTGTTTGTGGATGGGTTAAAATTGAAATTAGGATCAACTCTAAGGAACTGATTGCCTGTTTGACCTGCTACAAAGGGGATAAATTTTGTGGCATTATCTCCATTTGTTGCGATAGTAACCGATGATGCAGATCCAGCTGCTGTATCAGTCAGGTTGACCCACTTTGTGTCTACTCCATCTGATGAAAATACTTGACCTGCTGAACCAAACCCTCCATCACCATCTTGTACCTGTGCACCAAATTTAACGTTACCAGAAAAAGTAACAACACCAGTTATATTAGCGTTATCAAGATAAGTATGTCCGTCTACATCTAACTCACCATTGAGGTCTGTATTTCCATCTACTCGTAATGATTGTGAGAGAACGTTTTCTGTTGATAATCCAACTTCTCTTACAGTTGTTCCGACACCAACACCTGCTTGACCTGCAGCAATGAAGACTTTACCGTCTGCAGTATTGATTGCGAATTCCCCTAGATCTAGCGTAGTGGGGTAATGTGGAACCTTGCCTGCGACACTAGATCGCTTAATCTTAATCTTTGGATTTGCCATTCTGGTATATACCTAATATAAACTGTATGTACAGTCAAGGATATTTATGTTATAATTAGTCTGTAGGGAATATAATGTATGAAGAGAACACTTGTCGTGCTCACAGGACCTCAAGGGTCGGGCAACCACCTATGGTCAAAGATCTTATCACTCCACCAAGATGTTTTCGGTTGGAAAACGTTGCTTAACAATTATTGGGAAGCACATCGTTTTAGCGAACCCTTTGCAGAGTATTGGAGATGTCCAAGTAATCTGCATAAATTCGACTGGTCGCAAAGTCAATATTACTTTACTTCTATAAGTATCCCACTTGGCATAAAAAGTAAAGGGACTAAATGGTGTCCAAACGTCGAGCAGTTTTGCTCCAATGTACAGGATTTGGGAATCAAAACCAAAATCTTAGTCATAGGTAGGGATCAGAACATACTAAAAAATCAACAGCAGAGGTTAAGGGAAGAGTCAACTACAAGGCACTTCTTAGACCAATTACCGAAGTTCGATAAACCACAATTTTTAAGTTATGAATTATTATACCTGTATAAAGAGGAGTATTTAAAATCATTAGATATAGGCATACCTATAGCATGGTACGAGAGAGAAAAGATAAGAGAGATACTTGAATTAGATGCAAATGCGAAGTATATCAATTACATCAAAGATAGTCCGTTAGACGATTGTAATAAGACTGGTATATTATCGCCATGGAATCCTAACATAGAAGAGAGACTTATACCAAAACAAAGAGATCACTCCTATGATGAGGAGGGCACTAACTCAGTTGATGAGTTCACTGATAAACGTGCTTATCGGCACGAGAGAGTTACAGGGAGGGAGGTTCCTGATTGCGAGTGCTGTTAAAAGCGTGGAGGATATGGGCAAAAGCATTAGGTGACAAGTCTGGCAGAACTGATAGAGAAGCAGACTACATCGCAATGATAAGAACCTTTATTTTTCTACAACTTATTATTACAAACTGTTTTATTGTCGGTGGAAACATCAGACATTGGAACGATCATCACATTCCACCATCTTATGAGAAAATTACTGATAGTAGCAGGACCTCAAGGGTCGGGTAATCATATATTTGCAAGAATATTATCTGCACACCCTAAGGTGCATGGTTGGGATGCACTAAAAGATAATTATTGGGTTCCTAGTGACGAAGAACC